ATAAGCCATACTTTCCTAAAATTTCAACTGCTACGCTAACCCCCGCAGAACTACGTACACTAACAAATATATATGGTCCTGATACATATCTTTTAAATAGAGATCAAACTGGCTTGAGAGCATTAGTATAATGGCAACAGAAAAAAATCCATACGATATGATTCCACAAGAAGGTGCTGAAGTAGTGCCTATCAACCAGGAAGATAATGATATACCTGCTACGTTTGAAGTAGCAGATGATGGTGGTGTTATTGTAGACTTATCTGGTGCTACAGAGATGGAAGCAGATGAGGCCGTTGCTGAATGGTATGGCAATATGGCTGAAGACATGAGCGACGAAGAGCTACAAGAAATTGCAGAGACTGTTCTTGAAAACTATGAGGCTGATAAAGATTCTCGTTCTGAATGGGAAGCTATGTTTGAAAGGGGCTTTGAACTACTAGGTCTTAAACTACAGCAAGGCACAGAACCATTTGAGGGTGCATGTACAGCAGTTCACCCACTACTAATTGAGTCTGCTGTTAAGTTCCAATCAAAAGCTTCAGGTGAACTCTTCCCCTCTAACGGTCCTATCAAAGCACAGATACTGGGTGACTCAACCACAGAGAAGGAACAACAGGCCAACAGGGTTCAGAACTTTATGAACTATCAGCTTACAGAGCAGATGCCTGAATACTTTGAAGAGTTTGAGCGAATGTTGTTCCATCTCCCGCTTATTGGATCTGCCTTTAAGAAGATGTACTATGATGCCACGGTCAAGCGTCCACGTTCAGAGTTTATTCCTATTGACCAGTTCTATGTGTCTTACTATGCTTCTGATTTATCCAATGCAGAACGCTACACACATGTAATCTATCGTAGTCCTGTAGAATTACAAAAAGATGTCAAGGCTGGTATTTACCTAGATACAGAACTAGTTACACCCTCTGCTAATCCTGTAACGGGCTTTAGTGAAAAGATGGATACAATTATTGGATTGTCTCCTGACTACGACAACGATCCACAATATGTTCTTCTTGAACAACACTGCTTCTTAGATATTGAAGAAGAAGAGTCTTGTCCGTATATTGTTACGATAGAAAAAGATTCTAGAAAAGTTTTGAGTATTCGTAGAAACTATAAACAAGATGACAAGAACAAAGAAAAGATAAGCCATTTTGTGCATTATAGATTTGTTCCTGGTTTTGGATTCTACGGACTTGGACTTATACACTTCTTAGGTAATTTGACTATGAGTGCCACTGCCGCAATGAGATCATTAATAGACGCAGGGCAATTTGCAAACTTACCTGGAGGGTTTAAGTCAAAAGGAGTTAGAATGGTTGGTGATAACGAACCAATAGCTCCTGGCGAGTTCAAGGAGGTTGAAGCAACTGGTATAGATTTATCAAAGGCTATTATTCCCCTTCCTTATAAAGAGCCTTCCTCTGTTCTATTTCAGATGTTGAATTTCGTAACTGCTGCTGGTCAGAAGTTTGCGGATAGCACAGAACAAGTTATTTCTGATGCTGCCTC